TCAGCCTTTCAGCAGTTTCAGTACCGGGCTATTCTTTTCAAAGCAGCTTCCGCTGTACTGCGTTTTGCCGGTCGATTTATCGAAAAACTCTTCGAGTGCTTTCCTGCACTCTGCCTCTGTGCTGTACGGCCTCATGATGCTTGCTGTGCTTGATCCTGCTATCGCTATCGCCAGTATCCAGTTCATCACGCCTCCTGCGATTTTCAGCCAGCCGGGTGGGGGTGCTGTTACACCCCCACTTTACCGAAGACTTCTTCGGTCTTTCATCACTGCGATAGGTCCTCTTGCTGGAAAACCATTACCAGACCTTTTATTGCCCTTTTGACCTCTGCTTGCTGGCATTCAGGCAGCGTTGCGACGACAGAAAACAGCTTTCTGAGTTCCGCTTTCACTGACCGTTCGTCTGGTTCCATCAGAATTTCATCTGTTGATACCCCGAAACCCTTCGCCATTGCCCGTATTGGATCCGCAGTTGGTAGGCTCGAACCCGCCTCATATTTGCGGTATGTGCCTAGTGGTATCCCACATATGGACGCTGCCTCTTCTATCTTTAAGCCTTTGTTTTCTCGGGCTTTTTTGATGTTTTCTGCGACTGACATGTCCGTCAAGCCTTGCTCAGTGGTTGTAGTCAATGATCATACCCTCCGTCTTTTAGGTTGCTTCCAAATACGGGCATTCTACCGTCCACATATGGCTTGACACCATCAATCCATATTAGGTAGCTTTGCACCCCACATATGGACCTTGACGGATTTTTTGGATGTTCATCGACTGGCTCAGCATTTCACAGGAACACGACCATGACCTTCCGGTTGTGTGCGACGTCCAGTTCCTGACTGTTGACACTTTGAGCGGTGATGTCATTAGCACCAAGCAACCTAAGTTTAAACACACTGAGTCTTATTCAACTTCTGTCACCATTCATGTTCAGGGCCGAAAAATTCGTATTGACGGCAATCCTAGTCGTATAGGAAGACTTGATAACCTTTTTGGCTTCACTAATATCGACCAATGCGTTTCCGTTTATAACGCACTTCTTGCTCAATATGGACTTCCTGCGTTTACTCGCTGCACCAAAGTTTACCTTCGTGATGGTGCTTCCGGTGCTAAGTCTGGCGACCTCGTTGCCGATGGTGCCAAGATAGAACGTATTGACTTAACTACAAATGTTTCTCTCGGTGAAGGCAACTGTCTTGCTTATCTTCGCGGCATTTCCTCTCAGAGAATTGGGCATAGTATTGGCTTTCTTTATCCTAATGGTCGAACTGTCACTTGGACTCCAAAGGGCAATGGTCAAGGCGGCAGACTTCAATATCGTAAGGCTTATGATAAGTCTTTTGAAATGGATCAAAACAGCCTTCCCAAAATTAAACGCGCTTTTGGTGAAAACTCCCAAGAGTACGCTTATGTAAAGCAAGTTCGTGATTATTGCGCTTCTAATGGCGTTGTTCGCATGGAACAAGAGCTGAAAAACGAATACTTAAAGCGTGAAGGGCTCGCCTATTGGGGCATGTTTAATGAGTCTCGCTTAACTACCATACATAATGAATTTCTTGGTCTTGATCAACGAATGAAGGTGACTGCAATGGACCTTATGAGTATTGCTGACAAGCTTATAGAGGAGGGTGTTTGCAAGGGCAGGGCATCAGCTAACGCAACTGCTTCTCAGGCTATCCTCTGGATGTCTGGAAGTCCTCATGGCATATCTCAGCGTGCTTTTGAAACTCATGCAGCCCGCTTAAATAGGATTGGCATTAATATCCGTAATGCTTGTGACACTTCTCGTTACGCGCCTGTTTTTGTTCGTCAATGTCGCGAAGTTACAAAATCTGCTCTTTCCATACCGGCTTGGTATCGCAGGCCTAACCATTTGCAGTTAGCGGCATGAAGACTGTAAGCCTTCAAGGCATCCAGCTATCACCTGGGCAACGTCGCATGCTTGAACAGCAGCGTCACGTTCGTGAGTTCATGAACCCTGTTCTGACCCAGCAAGTTGCTGAAACACTCGCTGAGATTGAAGTTCGTAAAGAGCAGGGCACTAAACCTGAAAAGATTTGGTTTCATGATCGTGAGTCAAGTTGGCAAGGCACTATTTCTGTAGCTGAATGGATGGGCTATTAATGCGCTTTTCTCTTTCTTTCAATGCGCCGCTTTCTTTGTTCTTTGTTGTTCTTGTCATTTTTATCTGTATTTATTTTATGGTACGCAAATAATGGACAAGTCCCAATATCAGATGCTCCGTTACTCAGTAGAGGCTGAAATTGCTAATTTTAACTCTGGCAACATTGATGATTCTGCTTTCGCTAGTTCGCTTATGCGTCTGTTTCTACAGGCTGCATCAGCTGAGCAGGTTAAGTCTCAAATAGCCAAGCGTCAGTTTCTCACGTTTCGCCGTTTACCAAATCTCATTCCGCCCAGCTGGGCATATCGCAATCCGAGCCTAAGTTCTCGGCTGCCTACACTGTAAGGGGCTCTACCATGTCCATGACACTACTTATCGAAGTAACTGGCATTCAGCGTTCTGGCGTTGCTGCCAAGTCTCAGAAGCCGTACACCATGTTTCAGGCATTCGTTCATTTGCCTAACATTCCGTACCCTCAGAAGACCGATTTTTATGCGTCCACACCTAGTGAAGTCCCTCAACCCGGCACTTACGAGTGTGATGTTATCGCTGATGTTCGTGATGGCCGTCTTGAGTTCACCTGCGATCCTCGTCAAGGTCGTCGTAAGAATATTCCGCCTCTTTCTGCCGCAATGACAAAGGCGGGTTAATAAGTGCCGACTCAGTCAGTTCTAGTATGTAGTCGTTTCTCAACTTCGTCAGAAGGCGTGACCTCATGCGATGCTCAGACTTGGTCGGAAACTTATGTTGTATCACCAGAACAGCAGGCTCAATTAGAACTGCTTATTACCGGTGGGTTTGACACCGAGATATATCTCCAGTTTTTTTGGGGAACAATCGGTTTGTTCGTAGTAGGTTTTGCAGCTGGAATCATCATTTCCCAAGTGCGGAAAATCCGCAGGAGTTAACACAATGAAACAAGCAATCCAGAAGTTCCGTTCCGTTCCTTCTTTCCGCCGTTCTGTTGTTGGCATCACCGGTGCTGTTGCTGCCCTCGCTGGCACTGTTGCTTTCGCTGACGCTGTCACTGATGCTCAGGCTGCACTCGCCGTTGCTCAGACTGGCGGTGAGAGCGTTGGTGGCTCCGTTGTTGCCGTCGTCTGCGCCCTGGCTGTGGTCGGTGTCATCATCGCACTTGTCCGCAAGGTCTAACCAGCCTTGATCTGGTCCGCGCTGGTCGGTGTTCTCATGGCCAGCGCACTGGTTTCAGGTATCCGGTGCGCTGAGTATCTCTGACTTCTGCCCCGTTTACTTATGTTTACGGGGTTTTTTTTGTCCGGAGATAACATGCGTCTCATACTTTTTTCTTTTAAGCTGTTATGCCTTTTCTGCTTTTCCTCGGCTGCTTTTTCTGCCATGGAATACACTGATCCTTATGGCGGCGTTCATACTACTGCTGCAGCTGGTTGCGAACATATTGCTAGTGCAGCTTCGGCGTCTGGTTACGTTTATAACGGCACCTATTCAATTAGTGGCAATCAATATATTTGTGACTTTACCAATCAGTACGGCTCTCCCACTACCATGGGTGGATATTTCTATAGCACTGATTGTCCTGATGGCATGTTAAAAGACGGCAACGGTAAATGTTACCAGCCAACTACATCCCCTGATCAAAAGTGCAAAGACGCCAAAGGAGCCGTTTCGAAGTCTTACAGTTGGACTCAGTCTGGTGACACGCCTTATCCACCTGATATTGGTGGCTGTGGTACTTCTATTTCTGGCGTTGCTATTTGCCGCGCCTCTGGCGACGGTGCAGGATTTACCTGCACTGCTGATGTAACTATTACAGGTGAACTCTATGAAGCTCCAGCCCCCGTACCATCCACTCCCGGCACTGGTTCTGGCGGTGACACTGGCACTACTCCTACGCCTGGCACTGGATCTGGATCAGATTCGGGCACTGGCACGGGTACTGGTTCCGGCTCTGATTCCGGTTCAGGCAGTGGTTCAGGTACTGGTAACGTTTCTGGGTCTGGTTCCGGTTCCGGCTCTGGTACGGGCTCAGGCTCAGGCTCTGGCAGCGGTTCTGGCTCAGGCTCAGGTAGTGGTTCTGGTTCTGGCACTGGTTCAGGCTCTGGTAGTGGTACCGGTTCTGGATCAGGTAGCGGTTCTGGTTCTGGTTCTGGTTCTGGTTCTGGTAGCGGCTCTGGCACTGGCAGCGGTGGTAATGGAACTTGTACGTCCGACTGTGGTGAAGGTGATGGCCCCTCGACAACCAAGCTTAAAGCCCCCGAGCAAGGCTCTTTAGATGGTGAGGATGAAAAATGGCAGAAGAAAATCGACGATTCTAAAGACGAAATTAAGGACGGTTTAGACAAGCTCAAAAGTGTATTTTCACCTATTGGTGATCTTTCCCTCGGTGGTGGTGGAACTCTTTATTGTCCACCACCTGTTACCGTTCTCGGCAAAAGTATAAGTTTCTGTTTGGACAAATATTCAAGCTCCCTTGACTGGATTGCTCAGGCAGTTCTTTTTATGTGCGCTGTTATTGCCCTATTTATTGTTTTTGCATAGGTGACTTATGGACCTTTCATGGTTAGCTGCATGGCTTGATAGTGCCAATACCTTTTTCCAGTACATATGGGATTTCATGGCAAGTGGTATTTATCAGTTCTTTAAGGATGCTCTCGTTATCATAACGAAAGCACTTATCTACTCTTACTTGCAATTCAAAGTTATCATGCTTGACATTGCTTACACTGTCGTTAAAGAAATATCTGAAGAGAGCGGGGTGGTTGCCCTTGTAAAATCTGCATGGGGAAGTATCCCCGGTGATATTCAATCTACCCTTGCATTCTTCAAGATACCTCAAGGGTTAACCATGATCTTTTCTGCTATCCCAGCTCGCTGGGCAATGAAGTTTATCCCCGGAGCCAATTAACATGGCTATTAAAATCCATCACGGTCCTAATGGTTCATACAAAACTTCCGGTGCTGTTTGGGATGACGCCGTTCCTGCTGCCAAGGCCGGTCGAATGATCGTCACTAATATCCGAGGTATGTCTAGTGAAAAGTTCCACAGCTTGTTTCCTGATCTTCCTGATACTTTTGATCTTTTATACATCGATCACGAGTCCCAAGAAGGCATGGAACGCATTAGAACTTGGTTCCATTGGGTGCCTCGAAACGCCTTTATGATCTTCGATGAGGCCCAAACCCTGTTCCCTCAAAAGTGGACAGATAAAGTTCTCGACCGCTTTGATTTCCCCGGTGGCATGGATGCTGCCAAGGCTGCTGATCGGCCTATGAACTTTCTCGATGCGTGGACACGCCATCGCCACTGGAACTGGGACATCATTCTAACTACCCCAAATATCAAGTATGTTCACACCGATATTCGTCAGACCTCTGAGGCCGCCTATCAGCACTCCAACCTGATGTTGCTTGGTAAGTGGCTTAAGTTCCTTGTCGCCAAAGACTACAAGGAGGCCATGCATTCAGCTCAAGAGAATAGGGCGCCTACAGATGGATCAAACATCGTTGCACTCAGAAAAATTGACAAACGAGTCTTCAAGCTCTACGACTCAACAGCAACCGGCCAACATCGAGATACCATGGCGGGCAAAAACGCGCTCGCATCGCCTCGCGTTGTTATTCTCCTCGGAGTATTGGTTGCTATTTTCGGCACTATTTACTGGCGTAACGGCGCTAGTGCTTTCAGCAATCCGCTATCTGTGGGATCTCCTAAGCCCGTTGCGCCGGTTTCTCAAGCTCCTGTTCCTCAAGGTCCTGCTAAAGCTCCTAACGTGGCTTCTGATATTTTACCTAATAAGCAAGTTGTGCCACTTCCTAGCGTAACTTCTGATCCTTTTGGAAGTTATGAGATAGTCATTAAGGGAAGTATCACTAGTGAGACTCGCGGCACCATATTCGTTTTCGAGCTATCTAAAGGCGACCGCTCTTTTACTCAGACCAGTCGTGACATGCTCTCGGCCGGCTACGCCATTTTTCCACATGGCGGCTGCGTGGCTGAACTGCATTACCGTGGTGAGCAACGTACCGTTGCCTGTCTTGGCTCATCGTCCAGCGGCGGTGGCGAGAAGTGGCTCGGTGCAGAGCGACGAGCCGCCGCCGCTGGACCGAATCCTTCATCCGTTCATTCGTCCACATCAACCCCAGGTACACAAACGCCAGCCTCGAAAGGCGCCAGTTTCACCGTGGTTGCTGACAGCAGTCGCACGCCACGAACCATCAATTGACAGGCAGCCCGTTATAACTCGACTAAACGGTAATTTAGTTGAGTTATGCTTTTTAGTGATTAAAAGGACTGTACCTCGATCCCGAGGTGAATTCCATAGGTACGCATAATGTATATTATGTTAAATTGTGTGTGTCTGCTTATGTATAGACGCCTTCACCAACCTCCTAGCTCGTGTAGCCTCCCTTTCATGAATCCCGAGCCTAGAACTCCCCACAAGGCCACTCTTGACAATTTCTCATCGCCCGACAAATACTTCGCCTTGATTCATATAAATGACTATATAACAAGGTGAATCACTCAATGAATGCTGTGCACAACGATAGCCGTACACCCCTTTATCAGCGCCTTGATGACCCCTTGGCTCAGCAGATTGCAAACATCCAAGGGCGCTCCGGCGAAGCTATTCCTACGGAGACTTCACGCTCAGCTGAATACCTGCTATCGACCTGCATCGTACCCAAGGCGGTAGATGCGCGGGTCAACGCAGGTTTGCTGGAGCGTCAACAAGGGCGCCGCACATTCGTCCGTCGACCTCTTCGCTTGCCGGACATCAGAGGCCTCAACCTTGGTGCTGCACGTGCCCGCGCCGCTATTCGCTTCACACCTAAATTACCTGTTACGACTTTTTCCAAGGCTGAGTACAGCCTCAGCGCTCCCATTACTGAGACCTCTTCATGA